AGCCAATCACATAATAATATGCAACCATACTTAACTGTATATATGTGGAAACGAACAGCATAAATCTGTCGGGGAATTGCCAAAACATAAACCTAATATTAGCATGAATACAATTAATTTAGTTGGTAATGGTTATAATGCTTTATTAGATAATGCTAGCAGTAATGGTATTATAACCGTCAGCACTGGAAATGCATCAGGCGGTGGAGTAGATGTTGGTCCAAAAAAGAATTTTGCAATAAATGCAAGTCATTCACATACACTTACTATTTCAGATGTCGGTTCCAATCAAGCTCATAATAATATTCAGCCATATTTAACCGTTTATATGTGGAAAAGAATAAGTTAAGCGGTACGTTTCCAGATGTATACTGCAATATATGGTTGTAAATTATTGTGAGCCTGATTAGAGCCAGTATTGTTAATTGTTACTGTATGACTATGTTCTCCTGCACTTCCTGTATTATTCGTAGCTGTATCTTCCCACACTTTAGTAGCTGATTTTGAACCAGCCCAACCCTGATAATTTCTCCATGTATATGTGTGGACATGTGAACCTGTAGTATTTGTAGAAGCAGTATGTGTATGCTGTGGCAATTCTCCGACAGATTTATGCTGTTCGTTTCCACATATATACAGTTAAGTATGGTTGCATATTATTATGTGATTGGCTTGAGCCGGTGTTATTAATATTTATAGTATGACTATGATTTCCTGCGCTTAAAGTAGTTCCTTTATTTCTAGCATAATTTGTATCAAAATCGCTAGGAAAATTCATGTTTGTATTTCCATTTGGTCCATATAATTGAAATTGATGAGTATGATTTCCAGTTGTATTAGTGGACGCTGTATGATTGTGAGCAGGTAATTCTCCGACAGCTACTAAGCTGTACGTTTCCAAATATAAACACTGATGTATGGTTGTAAATTATTATGACTTTGGTTACTCCCTGTATTATTGATTGTTACGTTATGACTATGCGTACTATCGAATATACAATTCCAAACCCCAGTAGATTCACCGTTACCAACATTAGCACCTTGGTTTTTAGAGCTAGTAGCAAAAACTCCACTAAAATTATAATCTTTTCCTGCTTGTAACCAACCTATATTACCATTTTGATTAACATTATTTGTACTAGCATTATGATTATGTGTCGGTAATTCTCCGACAGTGAGTTGATGAGTTGCCTCCCCACCAGTACTTCCTGCATTATAGGTTGTGCCCCAAGAAGATTTACCTTGTGCTAATAATACACGACCTGCTGGCATTGCTTCCCATGTACCAAAGCCAAATAATGTAGCTGGATTGGTACTAACTGTAGACATATAAATACTTCCAACTGGATATACTTTTTTTAACGTATTTGTACAATCTGTTAAATATGCTATTTTAGCCCAATTAGACCAAGCATTTTGATTATCTCTGCATTCTCTGTACCATATACCACCAGGATCTCCTGCTGCATTGTCATCACCTTTCCATTCCATAAAGATTTGAGATTTACCTTTATTATTAATATTTATTACATTACCATATTGTGAAGGATAATTACCATTATAAGCACTATGTGTTGTTAAACCTGTAGTAAAATTATTTGGTAATGTTGAGGCACTTATATCGCCTTTATTATTTAATTTTCCAGCATTATCTGCATCTGTAGAATGTACTACGTTATTGATAGTAACAGTAGATGTTGTCCCATTTCCTTTTGTTACAGTTAAGGTAGCATTAGAAGCCGTAATACTTTTTATATATGTTGTATTTATTGCTTGACCTTGACTATCTTGAGTGGCTTTTGTGGAATTTCCTACATTATTGATTGTAACAGTAGATGTTGTCCCATTTCCCTTTGTTACAGTTAAGGTAGCATTAGAAGCTGTAACACCTTTTACATATGTTGTATTTATTACCTGTCCTTGACTATCTTGGTTTGCTTTTGTTGCTAAATCTGCATTAGTTGCACTATCGGCTTTACCTTGAAGATTCCCTATAAATTTAGTAGCGGTAATATTATAACCACTAGCATTTATATTACCGTTCATAGTTCCGCCAGATAATGGTAAACAAACTTCTTTAGCCCACTCTTTTATTTTTAACTTTATACTATCTAATGTTGCTTCAGCTGAACCAAATAATCTTTTTATTAGATTATCATGTGCATTTTCATCAGTATTATGTTCATCTATTGCATTTTCTAAATCTTCAATAGTAGCATAAATTATACTGCCATTTACTATTACCTGAACATTTTCTGCATTACCAATTACAAAATCTATATTAACTATACGTTCATCAATAGGCGTTGTCTTATCATACAAAAAATCTGCACCATTACCTGAAGTGGCATATGCATATAATTGTTCTTCACCACCATCAATTTTAGCCATTATACCTATTTCACGTTGCCAAAAGCCGATTTCTACTTCTTGATTAGAAACTCTAAATTGTATTTGGAATTGTCCATTTTGTTTATCTACCCATTTAGCTATATTAGCACTTAATCTTTCATTTTTAACTTTTGTAAAACTTAATATATCGTCATCATCATCAATTAAACCATCACCTAAAGCTACACGTGTAAATGTCAACGTTTGTCCATTTTGACTTTTAGCAATCATTTCTTTACCAATATTTGTAACAATACAAGCAGAAAATTGCCCTGTATCATATTGTTTATCTAGTAATGTACTTCTATTTTGTAAGCTATTCATAATCTATTACTCCTATTCATAATAATTTGCAGGAATATTTATAATCTTAGCCATATGCACTATGCCAATTGTATTATTCTTAGTTATTCCATTTACATTTATGTTAAATTCACTATTAGCTCTAATATTTATAGTTTTACATTTAGATACTATTCCGCCTAAGTAAAAGTAATCTTTACTTTCTGTAAAAGCTATATATTGCCAACCTATATGAGCTGGAATATATATATTTAAAATTTCTTCCAATGCTTTAAAATCTGTTATTTTATTATCCGGCAACATGATTTCTAATAAGTATTTTTCTGGATAATCTACCGCATAACCTGTTTTATCGGCAACAAATAGATTTATAAGATAATTTACAAACTCTAGTGTTACAGTTTGCCGATTATTCATACGACTTAATATTTTTGCTCGTCGTGTTTTATAATCATTATTTTTATCTATAGGAAGCCCTAAAAACTGTTCCCATAAATCTAAGCCCCATGTTGCACTTTCGACAAAAAGCTGATTAAAACAATCTTTAATATATTGTTTTATATTCTCATGTTCTACATCACAAGCATTATTTGTAGTTTTAAATCTATAATCTTTAGATAAAAAATAAGGTAAATATTTTAAAATACTTACCTTATTTTGCCTAAGCC